AATAAAATTTATATTATAATTTAATCAACGGAGGTGTTTTTATGGTATTTATCTATGAAAATAACAAACAAGTTATTGTGGAAATCAAGAAACTCATGCTCGAAAACAAAGTATCCCAAAAACAAATTGCAGAAGTCTTGAACATTACTCCACAAGGCTTTACTAAATTACTGAACAAAAAGAATTTTGGTTTTGAAGATGCAAAAAAAATTTTAAACGCTATGGGATATAATTTAATAGTCGATTTTCAATCAAAGGGCTGATAAACGTCAGCCCTTTTTCAATAAAAATAAGGAGCGGATATACCGCCCCTTTTACGTATAATTTCTGATAATCAATTCTTTGTACCTTTTTTCGCCGCCAGCAACAATGCCCATGCTATTGTTCCGCTCCACTTCTTCTATGGTAAATCCCTGATACAGTTCCCTAATAAACGGATGATCATTATAGGAAAGCACAAATTTCCCTTTGATATTCGCCAGCTTGTCCCGCAGAAGGATGTGCTGACTTTCATCAAAAACAAAATCTCCTGTATCATAGTATTTTTCTGTTTCGTAGTATGGCGGGTCACAATAAAATAAAGTGCCGCATCCGTCATGCCTCTTGATCAGCTCCGCAAAGCTGCGGTTTTCAATTAAAACCGTGGACAGACGCTTCTTTACTTCTTCCAAATTTTTCAACTGCAGAACATCTCGTGTCTGGCAGCCAAAGGATGATACCTTCCCACCATAAGATGTCTTGATCAGGAAAAGAAAACGTGCCGCACGTTGAATTTCGGTCAAATCTTCTCGATCAATGGTCTTTCGGCACATCTGGTACATTTCTCTGGAATTGAGCGCATATTCCAATTCCTTTTCCACTGCTTCTGGGTGATGCTGCATCATGCGAAATAGATTTACCAGATTTGAATTGATATCATTATATACTTCTTTCGGTGCATATTTTTCCCGATGAAACAGAACCCATCCAGCTCCACCGAATACTTCCACATATTTCTGGATACCTTCTTTGGGAAAACGGGAAACGATGGTTTCTCGTAACTGCTTTTTTCCACCTATCCATGTGATAAAGCTATTCATGCTCTCCCTCCTCTCTGTTTTAGATGTTTATTCTAACAGAGAGAAAGTCCCAAAAAGTACCATTTTAATTCATACATGAAAATATTTCGTTACGCCCGTTCCAGAATTGGTGTTGCTCCCTTGAATGATACTTTGTAACCTGTCTGTTCTGCAAAGTCCCGAATGGTGACGCAGTTTGTTACATTTCCATTTTCATCAATGACTTTGACGCCCATCATTTCCACTTCTTTTCCCGGCAGGATAACTTTGATTTTTTCCATATGATACCCTTCTTCCTGATACTTTACGCCAAAATGCAGGCACACGCCCCTGCAGATTGCCTTTGCAACCTTTTTTCTGTAAGCATCACTTTTCAGCATTGCCGCTTCCTGCGGATTTGTCATAAACCCACACTCTACCAAAACCGCAGACATTTTCGTATCTCTCAAAATGCCCAGACTGTTTCCAGATTCTTTGATTCCTCTATCCTTCAGTCCGGTTTCCTTGATGACTTCTGACTGGATTTTCTGCGCCGCATCCAGTGTATCTTTGTATTTTTTGGAATAAATCCAGCTTTCCACGCCGTTTGCGTCATTCCATCCGCTTCCAAAGGCGTTGGCATGGATGCTGATATACAGATCAGCTCCGGCGTCATTTGCCCTCTTTGCCCGCACAGAAAGCGGTGTGTCTGTTTCTTCCGGCGCTGTCTGCAGTACGGAAAAGCCGCAGCGTTCCAGTTCCTTTTCCAGATAATTCACCGTTGCTTTGTTAAATTCATTTTCTTTCATGACACTGCCATTTGCAAAAGGCGGGGTACGTTTCCCCGCCGTTTCTGCACCATGACCGTCACCGATTGCAATCAGATACATGGTTCAACCTTCTTTCTTTTCATCTTTCAGACCTGCGCTTGTTGGTTCCACAAAAACCCCCAGCACCGCCAGTGCCGCCGTACCCAGCAGGAAAGGATTTTTTACCACATCCAGCGCCGCACCACAAAGCGCATCCCAGCTCGTGAACATGGACGGCTCCATGCCCGTAGCCGTCAGGATAACGCCGCCAATGCCAACCCAAAACCAAGGATTTTTGAATCTGTCCTTATTCATAACGCTCACCCCTTTACAGATAAACAAAATCAGACCAGCAGTGTTCTTCTACTCTTGTACCTGCATCAGTATTGAACATGTTATACACAACATGAACAGCCAGTCTGTTGTCGTATGTAACCAGAAGTGTTTCTGTGTAAATAACATGTTTACCTTCCGGAATGTGTGTATCATCCTCATGTGTCAGTCTTTCAGACCAGATCACATGACTGGTGCTGGTGCTGTTGGATGTATAGCCCAGAAGCACCATGGGCGCTACCCAGTAACCATGGATATTCAGCCACATACCATTGATTTTCATATATTCCGGCAGACGCTCATCGTCTTTTGCTTTGTGATACATTTTTACATAGGCTTCCTCTTTGGAATACTTGACTTCTGTACCATCCTTCATTTTTTCATGCCAGTATCCCTCTGTATCCAGCCATACTTCATGCCCAATGGTAGCAGCAGAAACGCCTTTGGCCCTTTCCAGCCATTCCTTTGTGATACCGCTTTTCAATTCATTCTGTTTCATGTTTCCTCATCCTTTCTGTTCTCATCTACTCTTTTCTATCAAAACACCTATGTGTTATGACCTCATCTTTCAAACCATTTCCCGTCCAAATCATGGAGCCGCTGTTCATGGTTCTGCAACATTGCATCCTGCTTTTCGTTGTGGGCGTGAATTTTTTTATGTTCTTCTTTCTTCTGCTGGTTGATTTCCTCCACTTTATCCCCTACGAATATAATCTGCTCTGTAAGCCTTGCCACAGCGTTTGTCAAAGGGATAATGGTTTTAATCACGGTTATAATAAATCCGGCTAAAAGCACGATTCCTGCCACAATATCCCAAGTCATATATACCACCTCATTTCATACCAGTGAGAATTTTTTTCCATGTTCCAGATTCTTTCACGTAGATTTCGCCTGCTTGTGCGTTTTTGTATACAGTGTATGGCTCTGTGGGCGGTGTAAAGTCAGAATCCCAGCGAACAACATTGGAAATTCTAATTTCATCCATCACCCCCTCGATTGAACCAGTGCTGTTTTGGGCAACGTTCAAACCAATTCTTAAAATGTCATTTGATATATTTCCGGTGTAGGTAAAAGTGTTTTTCTTAACGCCATCAACAAACATAGAATATGTTTTATTTTTTCCGGTCAATGCAAAATGATACCATGTGTTTAATTGTGTATCAACAAAAGAGGAATAATATGATGTTTGTCCATGTACCTGAAAAACTGGTATACCGTTTGATAGAATTATCTTAAAAGTTCCCGTTTGGGTTCCGCCAATAAAAGTTGCATTAGCTTTTTTCTCTCTTTGGCTGAACCAGAAATCAATGGTAAACTCTCCATTTATATCAAATATCTGCTCTACTGTTTCCAGTTTGTTCAAATTGGTAAAGCTTATAGCTTTCCCAAATTTTCCGGAATCTGACAATGTGCAGCCTGTATTTGTTATTTGTTCACTGTATATACTGCTGTCTGTGAAATCTTCACCATGCAGTAACAAAAGCGTATGTTCATCTGCAATTCCTTGAACTTCATCCTTGATATAATAGTCACCGTCGTTTCCTAAAGCATCAGACGGGGCTTCTGTGCCGTTCAAGACGGTACTGCCGCCACCAGTTCCACCACTACCGACCTGCTCAGCTGTTACCCTATGCGGATTGTTGAAATCTTTCAGGTGCTGTTGCAAAAGTGTTTCGGCATTGTTCGACTTCCCGTAGGCAGTGTTGGCAATATCTCCGGCGTTTGCACCTCTTGTGATAGGGCTTGTTACAGTCGGCGAGAAATCACCAAGTTCGATTTTGTTATACCTCCCCAAAATAACATCAAATTCGTAGGAAATAATCTTTGCTTTTTTGGAAAAACCCATTTTTTGATTTACCACTGTTACAGTATCACCAAGAAATACCTTTTCCAAGTTTGCATAATTTTTGTATTCCTCTGTTTGAGAAAGGTCGATAAAATCGACTTTGATATTTACTTTCGGTATGTCGCCGCCTTCTGCAAAGAAATTCTCTGCAATTTCTCGTAAATCGCTTTGACTTTCTGCTTTGGTGTCCTCGATAACCTTAACTTTTGGGTATGCGTAGTTATTCACATACTGGCTGTCGATGTATTGACCATCAAGAGCCAGACCGTCTTTTCCAATGGGATAAATCCTGGTAGCCACATCTGAAATATCTTCCGTGACCTCCAGCCCCACAAGGTTTTTGCGGTAAACAATAAAAACGCCCCTGTCGCTGCCCAGGGATTCTAACATCGAAACGTTGAAAAAATCCCGTTTCAGTTCTCCGCCGTAAAAATAAAAAAAGGACTTTGTTTCGCCTTCATTGTTGTCCCATTCTTCTTTCAAAAGCAAAGAAACCGGATTATCCATGGTACAACCAATACCACCTGTATCACACGAAATATCCGTATAGAAGGTAAACGGCATAGGAACAGACAGCCCCTCTTTGATGGCGTCCATGGCTCCCTGTGCGCTGCCGGAATACGCCACGCTTTCACAGATATTATCAAGCAGATCATAAAAGAGATGTCTTGCTTGGACTTCAATCCCGTTCATGGTGGGCTTATAATAATAGATGCGAAATGGCTGCCTTCCTCTAGGTGTTTCCGCCAAAACAATACGATCTATTTCAATTCGCTTCCACTTACCACTGGCATCGTAAGGATGTTGAAAGGTCAATGTAAAATCACCGTTAAATTCTTCGTAAACCTCACCAGAATTGGGGACCAGCATCCCCAATCCAATGGTGTCAAAATTTTGTTCATCCTGTTCGAAAATAATCACAATATCACCCCACAATGGGATTTCCATCTGCATCCAATCCAATTGCATTTAAGTTGTCGATCACCTGTGCCCGATACCGTTCTGGTACCAGTGTCACACCCTGTGTTTCGGGGTTGCATGTTCTTCTGCCTGCAATTACCAAAGCTGTGTACAAATCCAACATATTACCAAATCCTTTCTTGATATATATAAAAACAATAGTTACAAAAATCAGGTTAAGAAATCTTGTTGCCGTCCGCATCGTACCCCCTCTGATTCAAAACTTCCAAAACGTCCGCTCTCAAATGGGCGGGTACAACAGGAACACTTTTGTTTTCTTCGTTACAAGTACGTTTTTTGTTGACAACCAACAATACATACATTTCTACCATTATTTACACCATCCCTTCTGTGAGCGCAAGAACAGCTTCAAAAGTGGTTGCCTGTGCATCCATCATCATCAAATCTGTTTCCAATCGCTGTTCGTATTGATCCGCCATTGCCTCCATAATCATAAGCTGTGTTGTTTCGATGTTGTCAAGTTGTGTGGGTTCTGGAACTATGATTGGAAATTCAAAGTTGAACTTCCCTGTTTCTTCATGGTAGTACATACCGACTTCTGTTTCTTCAGTCGTTTTGACCGCATAAATAGGGTTTCCGTCAATATCTGGTGGATAGTACGGTGCTGTTTCGCTTTCTTTCATGTCAATTACTACGTTTTTCAAAACCATTGCATACATCAATCTGAACCAGCCCCCCATCTAAAAATAACAATTCCGTTGCCGCCATTTCCGGCTTTTGTCTGTTCGTTTCTCCTAGGTGTAGCTGCTCCACCTCCGGCACCATACCCTCCATCTTTTCCGTTTACGTTAACATCAGAACCGGCATCACCTCCGTTACCATATGATCCGCCGCCTCCTCCTTGTCCATTACTATCAGCCAAACCACCTTTTCCGCCGACACCAAATAATCCATTTTGACCATTTCCACCTGCACCACTATCACGCTTTGATGCGCCGCCTTGTCCACCGCCAGCACCGCCAGCGGCACCGCCGGGGTCATTTTTTAAGTCTTTCCCTCCTTGACCGCCTGCACATGTCACTATACTGCCGACGACAGTGGCAGTTCCAGCCTTTCCGTTTGAATCACCTGTGTATTGACCACCTAAACCACCTTTTCCAATGGTGACTTTGATTTGTTGTCTTGGAGAAACAGATGTTGTTTTTTTGACGCAAGCTGCACCACCACCACCGCTTGGCGGCTGATTCATTCCAAGTGCACCGCCGCCACCGCCGCCGCAAGCAATGACTGTTATCTGGTTCACACCTTCTGGGACGGTAAAAGTGCCATCTTCTCTGAAAATTTCTTCGCCATCTTTTAATTGTAACTTGATAATTCGATTCAACTTACCAAAAACAGTGTTGTATGGTTCTTCGTCTGTTTCTTCACCGATTTTTGAAGGAATGTCATAAGCAATCAGATCTGCAGATCCTTTAATTGATTTTTCCAATGCTTTCCAGAATGTGTCTGTCCCAGCCTGCAAAGATTCTTCAGAAGGCGTTCCAAAGTTATCGCGGATTGCATGCATGTCATCAAGGGCGTTCTGGATTTCGGAAAACAGCACAACTAGTGCACCAAATTCGTTGCTTGCTTCGATTTGCTCATCGTTTCGCGGACTATCAATTACATACAGATTAAACGGATTTGTAGAAAGGACTTCCTGTTCACCAGAGAAAACGGAAATCTGTAAAATGATAACACCTGCCTGTCCCAGAATATCCGTTTTAAGTTTGAACTGACAACGTCCGTTTATTGCCTCTGTAATTTGCCCATCAATGAATTTATTGATAGGGACTTTGAAGTTACTGTCAGGGTGCGATTTTGCGCTCATAGTCACTGTGTGACTTGTCAAATCCAATGGCACGCTGTCATTAAATAACTGTACGTCAAGGTAACGAGAATTTACATCCCCTTTTACAGCAGTCACTTTGCTTGTAATATCCTCGTTGATTTCAATAATCAACTTTGTATAATGCTTCGCCATTTACAACCACCTCCATCTCGGCTCAATTTCTATCTTCTCCACATTTCCGGTCCATGAGATTTCATTGTTCCCAACTTTCAATCTAGGAAACAAATCATCATCCAGATCATGCGGGGTATAGGTTACCCCCACCCCGTCCAACACTTCCATCATTTCCGATTCCAATACCACAGATTCTTGCAATCCGTCTATCCTATATTCCCTACCATTGATGATAAGCACAACACTTCCAGTTCCATAGATCTTGATTTTTGGTTCCGCTGCCACCGTTCCACGATTGCGCAGCAAAGACGGCTTTGTCAGCATAACAAAATCATCCACTGCGTTGACACTGTACTTAAACGGATAGGTGTCAAAGGTCACCTGAAATTTCTGGAAATACTGGAGCATCTTCCCGATGCTGATCTGGTTATCTACTCGGACACGATAAACCTTATCTGGTTCTGTGGAAAAAATGGCTTCACCGCTTCCGTCCAACCATGCACAGATGCCATCCAGATTGGCACGCTCCACCACGGCACATTCCACCACTTTGTTGTAATTTTCATAGGTTCCCTCATCCACATGAAGAACCCCATCCCTTCCGGGGATTTCTTGTGTGCTCACCCTTCTTTTGGGTTTGTACACATCCGGCATGGAGGTGACGATGACCCCCATGTCCAGACTATTCTTTCCCCGGAAGATAAAATATGGTTTATACAGCGTTTCAAACCTCATGCTTTTCCTCCTTTCCGGGTACTTTGCTGTCTACGGAAAAATTCCAGTTCTCTGGCAAAGGTTTCCACCGATCTACCATTTCCATTATCGATACGATCCACATAGATATTGATATCTCCGTAAGCATAACTGCGGCTGTTGTTATTTTGCGTCACACTGCCGGAAACACCTGTCGGGCTTGGTACAACCTGCTGCATACCTCCGGCAACGATGCCGGAAAGTTTTTTGAGTTTCTTATTCCAGCCAACGCCAACACCCTCCGCCATATATCCACCGATTTCTTCATACACGCCGGAAGGGCTGTTGATGTCCATAGATGCTCTTGCCGCCCGTACCGCTGCCGCCAGCAC